GGTATAGGTGGGGCGAGTATTGGCATGGGCTTGATGGCATCAGGTGTTCCGCATGCAGTGGCCGCCGGAGCGCTAATCACCGGGGCAAGCGTAGCATTAGGCTGGTTTAGAGGAAAGCGTAACGCCGAAAAAAAGGAATTAAAGACTCAAACTTCAGTATTGGATATGTTCACAGATGTCGGAGCGTTTGAGGGGATTACCAGCAGACAAGGGATTCTTGATGCTTCAGGAGAATTCCAAAAAATGTTCCAACTGGGTGAAGACGGTGAGAGGAGTTCTGACTTTAAAAATTGGGTTCAGAACAACAACTTACATGAAGACACGGCATGGAATTTAGGGGAAACCACATCGGGAATGATGGCTGATCTTGCATCGGGAGCGATAGGACGCTTGAATGATAGTGTTGCAACGCTTGCTAAAATAACAGGACTATCTGCTCACGAAGTTGAAGAAGCGGCAAACAGAATGGGCATTGCTCTTCATGAACACCATCAGATGATCGGTGGAACTGCAAGTAACGCTTATTCGCTGTTGCAATTTGCTACTGAAATCTGGGGTGATTATAAAACCACCACCACACATGGTGGAATCTCCATGTTCAATGATGCAGGTGTAAGAGCGTATGGGGGCAGGGTAAACCAAAACTTATTTAAAACCAATATCGCTAGGCGCAGCGCCATTGATGAGTCCAAAGCAATAAATAATGTTGGGTTGCAGGAAATTTTGACAACAGGCAAGTTAAGCGATGAAACGGCTGATGCCATGATACAGGCAGCGGTATCGCAAGCAACCGCTCAGGGTATTACTAGCGGTTCAGGTCTTGCCAGTTACGGTCGCGACTTTGCGGCAGGGTTAATAGCCTTTGATAAGGCAAATAATTTAGGTGGTGCTTTCGATCCTATGGCTAATGAACTTATCAGAATTAGCGATTTGGCATTTGAAGACTTTAAGGAGTCCACGGAAGTTAAGCAATTAAAAGGACTAGCCGGATTAACTAATCCTCTTACTGGTAAAACTTTTGGTGAAGAAGCATGGGGTCCTCTTGCCGGTAAACAAGGCATAGATGACCCCACGCTTAAGAAGATGTGGGAAAATGGAACGATAGAAGAACAGTTGGCTACTTTAAATATGCAACTTTGGAAGAACGCTGCTGACGCACAAAACGAATTTTCGGAAGCACTTGCTAATAGTAAAAAAGTGGTGGTTGATTTTGCGGAAAAAGCAGTACTCGCTGCTCAGGCATTAGGCACCATACCCATACTGGATGAAAGCAGGGCACCTACAGAAGACGGCATAATACACACAGATAGTGGGCCTCTGCATATTGACATGGGCATTATGGCATCCTACGAACGAGATGCAATGATGGGGCTACCTCAAGGGACTACGTGGGAGATACTTCAGAAGGCGACGCAATAATGGCTATAGCAGAATTTTATGTTTCCATGAGTGACGGAATGTATTCACAATATTTGGAAGGCGAGAAAGAGCGGTTAGTACAGTTTTACGAAGCGCAACGTCTAGTTTTACGGCAAGTCCCCACGAATCCAGATGATTTACAGATAAGTCCGTCTTATTACAGCAGCGAGTTGGGGATAAGTATTGATTCGGCAAGATATGTGAATCGAAAAATGGGACACACTATTGACGATTCTGGTCAGGTCATACTGAAAACTTTTGAATTCCCTTATGGTCCTCAAAGAATCAATTATGGGGGAAACCAATTGGCGTATACGGAAGTTGCGCGACCTGCATTGAAACCGTTGCTTCGTGCTACTAATCCAATAAATAGAAAAATAACTTTTAATGCTTTATTGGCTGATCGTGCTTCGCATGGACTTGTTTCTATCGACGATCAATTGGAAACATTGAAAGAAATAGGTATGGAAGATGTGGATCTTCTTATGCAATATGGTGGTGTAGTGGTTCCGTATCATTTAAGAATGACAGGTTTAGGGGTGACTTCTAAACAAATAACTCCGGGTGCTCTTATCACACAGGCGACGGTAGCGATTGAACTTACAGAAATCGAACCGTTAAATACAGAAATTGTTCATTTGCAAGCAGTTTTATATGAACCACCGTTAGAGGATGGTGACGATGATGATGGCGAAAGTGGCCCGGAGATGGACGATTCTGCTACTCACGCAAATAGAGACCCTATGGCAACGCTCATAGATAGTAAAATAGTTAACCCAGCCGATCAAGTTTATCTTAACTGAGAATTATTTATGGAACCCATTGCAACTTTGGAATTAGGTGAAATCGGTTCTGACCGTAATGCTGAGGTATCAAAAAATGTAGTCAGCATTAGCCTGGATCTAACATCTAACATGACTTCTCAAATGAGTATAAATGTTTATGATCCTGATTTTAAAATGATGAAGGCTAATTACTTCCAGTTGCGTCGTCCTGTGAGTTATAGGGGTCTTGCGTGGGAAATCGCTTCTGCGTCGGCGGATCGTGCTCCTGGTGCTCCAGATCATGTGCAAATTGCATGTCGTTCTGGTGCCGTTCAAAGAATGAGAAGAGATAAGGGTGCTAAAAGTTGGGATCTTTCTGCATCGGGTTTCGCTAGTGCAATAGCGGATGAATTTGGTTTAAAAAAGTTTATTCAAAAATCTGCTGGCGGGGGTTCCATCACGCGTCAGTCGGGCGATAATGCCGATGAGTCAACATGGGATGTTTTAACACGGGTGGCTGCTGACAACGAGTTTCTTTGTTTTGAATCTTACGGGGTTTTATATTTTACTTCTGAAGAGTTTCTTGTTGAACGACAACCCGGAATTGTTGTTGATGTGGATGCTCCACCAGATGCTCCGTGGTATCCGTATAGTTGGAAATTCACAGCGAACGATGATGATTGGAGAGGTAGTAACGCCAGCGTCTTGCTTCCTCGTATTAATGCTAAAAAACTTAGACCGGGTATGAGTGTTCAATTTCTGAATGTTGGAGTTTTTGGTCCTACGGACACAAGTTATATCAAAGATATCGCAACATTAGAAGATGATTCTGCGCCTACTACTCGTAAACATTTAATTACCCAAGTCGCTTGGGTAGAAGGGTCTAATAATCCTGTTCAGGTAATGGCACGAACCATTGTGGAAACGGATGATACGGCTGGAGACACATCTGTTGGATTGGGTGTTTACACTTATGGTAGTCGTACTTTAAAACGAGGTTTAAGTGGTACAGATGTTAAAAGGCTTCAATTGGCAATCGGAATGCCTCCAAAAGAACAAGACGGTATTTTTGGACCTATCACGGAAGCGTTCGTTAAAACGTGGCAGCAAATTGCTAAATTGGGTGTTAGAACCGTGACGTTGATAGGTGACTTGAACCCTGCTGATCGTTCATTTTTTGGGGCGAAATCACAAATTGTTACTTATGCAGGTGATGGAATCATAGATGACGATGATTGGAAAATTTTATTGCGATATCCGGCTCAAAGGTCAGATGAACATCCGATGTTGCATGGAGATTTGTTCGATGCTTCTTTAGCAGAAGCCTTAGCAGAATATGAATATGATTTGAAGGGCAGGGATGTTTTAGATTCGAGTCTTGGTGTTGGTCCGACTATTAATACTGGAGATTCGTCCTATAATGATGGGGCAGAGGAAATCACTCCTCCTGTAACAAATACGAATCATCCTATGTATGGGAATTTTGAGTAACTATGAATGCATATAAGGGCGAAAAATACAAGCGGTTACGTACCACAAAGGCTTATTCGCCGGGGACTCCTATCAGTTCAGGATTTTATAGGGCTACAGTTAAAAAAGTAACGGCTACTAATGACGCATGGACACCTCCTAAAATAGAGGTTGATACCGATCTTGGTCACTCTAATGTGGAAGTTACAGATTTTGTTGGTTCCCCTCCCAGGGTAGGCGAGGAAGTTTGGGTTACTTTTTGTGAAAGTAGACCCGATGATTTGATGATAATTAATCCACAACATCAAAACGACAACGAAAACCAATACTACGGGGTTACTCGTTTTGGTGGACAGACAGAAAAGTGGGGGGTTACGTTAAAGATCGAACCCACATCTCATCCTGATTCCCGACGCACTACCATAATGATGGATGGAACAATTATGGGAACAGATATTAACGGGGATAAAACGGAGGGCGATTGGTTCGTTTACGACCATATCAACGGTAAATATATGTTGTCACATACTGGACATTCCAACACCACGAATGGTGGACTCATGATCAAGTCTACTGGACTGTCTGAGCGGTATCTAACCATTCAACCGGCCTATGTCCAGACTGGATATGAGTACAGTGCAATCTTCGGTAACAACGCTAACCAATGGTTGTTAATAAACAGGGGTGTTTATACTTACAACCATCTTCCGTATAACGACAACGCCTACGACCTTGGCTGGAGTTCGGGGGGTGTTAACATCAGATGGCAGGACATACATCTGATAAACAGTCCTTCTGTCACCTCCGACAAGAACGAGAAAACGGACATTGCCGACTCTGATTTAGGGCTAAATTTTATTAAAGCCCTGCGTCCTGTGTCTTTTAAGTGGATTGACCGTGGGGATGGCGATGCAGGAGTTAGAACACACTACGGACTTTTAGCACAAGACGTTGAGACAGTATTGGGTGATGCTGCTCCTAATACAGCCTTGTGGATGACCACTCACGTTGACGCAAAGGACGCTGTGCCAGCAGACGAACACCTGCCCGGACAGCCTGCTGTGGAAGAACACGATGTTCAAGGGTTGAGATACACGGAACTGATTTCACCCATTATTAAAGCAATTCAAGAGTTAGAGGCTCGTGTTGCGGCTCTAGAGAGTTGATAGTTCTATACTAATAAGTGGCACGAAAAGGGGATTTATAAGGCCACTAATATAGAAGGTGTTAACAATGGCGATCCCCGCTAAACGAGGCGTAGACCTCTCCCTCCTCCATCCACGATTCATTAAAAGGCTAGAAGCCTTCTTCAACGACCCACGTATAAGAGGTCGAGTACAAGTGACAAGCGGATGTAGAAGTTATGCAAAACAAAAATATTTTTATGATGGCTATAAAAAACGTAAGGCTGGTTTTAATTTAGCCGCGAATCCTGACAGGCGTTTTGGACCTAAAGGTTTGAATGGTCAAGGGATATGGCGGGGGTCTTGGCATATGGAGCAAGAAGACGGGTATTGCTACGCGGTGGACTTCGGTTTATGTGGTAGTGGTATTAAGAAATGGGAAGTTCAAAATATTGCCAAGTCTTATGGTATTCATCCTACTGTCGCTTCTGAGTGGTGGCATCATCAGCCAAGACAGTCTTCTGATTGGTTTGATGCTCCTGCGCTAGTTGATGGTGGAGTTAAGGAAGATGTTAAAGAACCTGCTGTGGATTGGGCGGCTTTGGCTAGGTACTTGGAAGCATTAACGGCTGAGATTCAAACTAATCCTATGAGACGTAAGGAACGTTCTGAACGCGTGAAAGTCTTGCAACGACGTTTAGGTGCTTTAGGTATTGATTGCGGAAACCCAGATGGAATTTTTGGTTGGACTACTTGGCGAAAAGTTCGTCAATTTCAGAGAATTAATCGCTTATCCCGTGATGGCATTGTGGGCGCTGGTACTTGGGGTGAAATGTGGGGAGATGAGCCTCTCTCATAGGTTTGTTTCATTCCCTATGCAATACACAAGGTAAAATCCTTATTATTGTTGATGCTAAAGTAGGATGTTATGGACGTATTATCTATGCCGCTTCGTTTAAAAAGTAATGGAGAATTTTTTAAAGTTTCCGATACTTCTAATGCGTATAAGGCAGAACAAATAAAAGCCTTTATGTCAACACATAAACAGGAACGCAAAGTTTTCCCTTCTTTCGGCATCGTTGATCCCACTTTCGATGGTTTGAATGCTTCTGATATTTTGGGTGAATTCATTCAATTTTATGGAACTGAAATTGATTTAGTCGGAGTTAACATGGTGCGTCAGCGGGGCGCATTAGACAAAATTGAAGTGAAATTTAGTTAGGAGCAGTTATGGCAGTTTCTCCAGATTGGTCAGATTACGTAGATTTAACTCCTTTTGATCAAACAGTTAGTTCGATTTTAGAAGAAAGTCTCACGCAGGCACGAGCCTTGATCCCAGAGTGGACTCCCCGTGTTGGACAAATAGAGACCACGATGATGGAGGCAACTGCTTATCAGACCGCAAATATTGTTAGAGCAGCGAACAGGTTGCCGGGTGCGACTGTAGAAACTCTTTTAAAGTTGTTTAATATCACTCGTTCTAACGGCATGAAAGCAACAGCAACTGTAAATATTACTTTTACAGACACAGCGGGTTATACGCTTCCTGCGAATACTGCTCTTGCTCATTATGGAACAGATGGGTCTATTTCTGTTTTCATGTTAGATACAGCGGTTACGACAACTGCTGGAAATATTTCCGTATCAGGGGCGGCTGTCACGGCGCAAAGTGTCGGTACAGATTTTAATGCTGTTTCTAATGGAAGCACGCTACAAGTTTTATCTACGGTGCCGTATGTTTCTAGTGTTGTTTTAGCAACTAAGCCTTCTGGTGGTTTGAATATGGAAACAGATTCCGAATATTTCACTAGGGCTATTACAACTTTAAGTAGTTATTCATCTGTTTTAGCAACAGAAAGCCAATTAAGATCATATGTTCTAACCACTTACGTAGGAACTGTTTATAGGGCTAAGGCATACAATAAGCGGCGTTGGGCAGATCGAAATATGGTTACAGGGGGAGGGACACACACAGGGCATGTATTACTTGTTGTTGCTGGTGAAAATGTGAATGGATACAGCAATTCCATAGAAGATGCGACTGTTTCTGCTGCAACTATTTCCACTATTCAAACATCGGTAACGGATAAAACTGCTACAGGGTTAACGATTGAGGTTCATAACGCTGAACTTGTCGGAATAGGTGTGACTGCAACTCTAAAAAGATTAGATACTGCTGCTTCAGGAACTGTGTCTTCAGCATGTGAAACTGCATTGCAGAATTATTTAGATTCTGATGCTTGGGAGTGGGACACAGAAAATGATCGTGTTGTTCGTAAGAATGAAATAGTCAGCCTTTTAGATGGGGTTACAGGTGTTGATTATGTGTCTTCTGTAACTCTCACGCTTCCAGAGGAAACAGTTGCTGCTGCTACAACAGCAGA